ACCGCCGTCGAGGTCCACTGTCTCGGAGGTCCCGGCCAGCAGTGACACCTCCCCGATGATCGCACCACTCGACCCACCCGACTTGAACGTGACGGTCAGGCGTTCGGTGGCGTGGGTGTTGGACACGGACCAGCCGTAGAGGCGGCCGTAGCTGCCGTCACCGGAGCGCGCGTCGAGTGTCGCGTCGGCGGTGAAAGCCTTGGGGTTGCGGATCGAAGACATGGGGTAACAGTACCCGACCTGGGCCCCTACGAGAAAGACCCCCCGACCGTAGCCGGGGGGTCTTGCCTCTGACCGATGTCGTGGTGTGACTAGCACCACTGAGGAGCGACGGGATGGGCGCCGCAGCACTCAGTGTAGCAACTCGGCCACTCGGGGCCAAGTCACATGCCGGTCACGCCACCTGCCAGGTCATCAGGTGAGTGCGGTGAACTTCGCGGCCCAACGCTCGGCCTCGAACTGCAGACCCATCTCCTTGACGATCTGGCCCTTGATCGAGTCGCCGGTCTTCGCCAGCATCTCGAAGCGCAGCGGACGCAGCACCTTCTGCTGCGCCTGCTCCCGTGAGAACAGGAACAGGTTCTTGGTGTTCGCCCAGCGGTGCAGGACCATCGACAGTCGACCGAAGTCGCTGTCGAAGTACTGGACGGTCTGACCGCGGCCGGTGTCCATCCGCCCGAGACGGATGTCGCCCTCATCTAGGGCCGAGATGGCCCGGATCTGGGTGGAGTTGCCGAGGCAACGGTCCGGCACACCGCCGAGGTCCCAGCACGCCTGCATCTGGTCGAGCAGGGTCGCCGAGGTGATTTGGGTGGTGGCCGAGTCGACGTTCGTCGTGATCCAGTAGTTGATGCCGCCGGTCATCCGGATCTTCCCGGACGTGTCGTCGACCCGATCGCCGTTGAGCAGGGCCTGCTCGATCTGGATCGCCATCTCCTTGGTCCGGTTGGCGACCTGCTTGTCCATCATCGTGGTGTTCAGGCCGTACTTGCGGATCGCCTGCTCGGTCTGGGACACCTCGATCTTGGTGGGGCCGAAGATCTGGGTGAGGTTGTACCGGTTCGTCCAGTCGACGGCGCGTGCCGCCTCCGGGTCCGAACCCTCAGCGAGCTGAGCACCGAGGCTGACGAGGGCACCACCCGACGCGATGGTGTCGGCAGCGGCCGCGCCGTGGGAGCGGGCGATGTCGAGGGTGTGGGCGGTGGCGTTGTAGCCGGTCACCCGCACGATCTCGTCGGTGGCGACGATGAGGATCGCGTCTCCGGTGGAAAACTTCTCACGGTCACCGGTCGCGACGACGAGGGTCGACGCGCCGGTCGTGGAGGTCGCCCCGGCGGTGGAGCTCGGGATGAGGATGGTCTCGTCCTGCCACTCGAACTTCTTCTCGAAGACGGTGTCGGTGGACAGGACGGTCTCGGGGTCGTCTCCGCGCAGGCCGAGGCCGTTCTGGAGGGGGGTGTCGGTCGGCGACAGCATCCGAATCATCGGGTCGATGTCGACGATGACGCCTGTGGTCAGGTCGTAGGTGGTGATCTGGCCGGTTGCCATTTCAGGGTGTCCTTTCGGAGAACGTCAGGGGTCCTAACTTCCCGTCGGTGACTGCCCTCTTCGCAACGCGCCGTATCGCTCCCGGAGCTTGGGCTTCTCGGACCATTCCTTGGTGGAGATGACCTTGCCGCCGTCCTTGCGGATCGGCAGTCCTCGCTCATCTGTCACGATGCCCCGGTTCTCGACGGGCGGGCGTGTCGCTGGTGCCTTGCCTGTCATGCGGGTTCTCATCGCGTAAGGGCTGACCTTGAAGCCGTACACCTTGCACGGATACTCGTCGACAGGGCATGTAGCCCTGTCGTTGCCGTGTTTGCAGGTGCGGTCCATCGGCTACTGCTTGATCCGACCGTCTCGTCCGGCGATGACCTTCTCGTTGCCCGAGATGGCTTCGGCCGTGACGTGGGCGAAGGCGGCCATCATGGCGTCTTCGCGTTTCGCGCCAGCGGCGATGGCCTCGTCGTGGATGCGTGTCGCCTCGTCGTAGGGGTTCTTGTCGGGTTCCGGGTGGAACTCGCCCTGGGTGGAGGCTGAGCGTCGTGAGGCGAGGGCCTGTCGTTCGCTGTCGTCGAGTTCGGTGTCCGGAGGCTCACTGTCGGTGGCGGAAGGTTCACTGTCAGTAGGATCTGGGTCCTTCTGGCCTGTGATTCCCATGCCGGCAGCAGCTTCGGAGATGACGCCTGGGTCGAGCTCGCCGTCGTAGCCTCGCATGAAGATCTGGCCGAGAGCGGAATCGGTGTCGATCCCAGCCTTCGTGAACGCCAGTTCCCGTTCGAGTGCCTTCGCCTTGCGACCGTCCTTCGCTGCTTGGCGCAGAGACTTCAGGTCGTTGCGGCCGAGGCGTGCTACTTCGCCGTCTTCTTCGACTTCGACACCATCATCGAACTCGTCGTCGTTCTGGTCGGTTGCCAATGTTCCACTCCTGGTTGCGTCGGGCGCGTCGAGTTCCAGGGGGTCCTCGACGGAACGGTGGGGATTTGTACGGACATTCGGCGCACCCACGGTCGCGCCGGTCCCTGCGCTGTTGACGTTCCTACATCCCCCACACAGCGGGAGTGGGGGAGATCAGACGGCCCTACGAGCTCACGTCCTGGAAGGAGTGTATTCACAAGCGGACAAGGGATGCAAGGATCTGGGAATGAGAATCGTTCTCAGAATGCCCCACTCCCCTCGCGCGAAGCCGCCCCCCGGGGTGATCCGGAGGGCGGCCTGTGCGGTCGACGATCTCTCGATCATCTGCTGACAGGTACCAGATGGTCCTGTGTTTGTCAGCGCAACCCTACCACGCCCTCATCTGACGTCTCGAATCCGCCACGTCCGCCGAAGGTGACGGCCCGGTCCTGTTCCCGTTTCCTCAACCTGGCCGCGGCGTCACCCCCCAACCCGAGCGCAGCATCCACACCGGCACCGGTAGCGGTCAGATCCTCACCCTCCGTGATCGTCTCGTTGAACAGGGCCTCACGGACGTTCAACTGGGTGAACGCCTGGGATGCCTGCTGCACCGAAACCCCGGCGTCCACAGCCCTCCCAGCGCGTTCCAGGCCGATGTCGGACGGGTCGAACCCGAACTTGATGGCCGTCCCGCCGAACGTCGCCATGTTCGCCTGACGTTCCAGGACCGGCGCTGCGATCTCGGGATCCAGGAACCACGACGCCAACGCGTCGTCGGTGTTCGGCCCGAAGAACTCCTCGAAGGCTTCACGGATCTCCGGGGACACGTTCGCTACCTGCGAGTAGGAGTTGAGGAGCCGCTCGGACACCTCGATCGCCGACACGTCCGCCCCCAACAGGCCGTCGATCAGCCCCTTGTCGACGAACCCGGACGGGACATTCGATCGTGACATCAGATCGGCGACCTGCTGGCGGTACGCGATGACGTCGTTCGGCGAGACCGGCGACATGCCTGCTTCCTGGCGTGCCCCGATCACCCAGAACTCTTCCTTGAACTCGGGGGTCTGACGCAACTGGATCATGATCTCGTCGATCGTCGCCCCGTTGACGAACAGGTTGTACGCCCAGTCGGTGAGCCCTTCCAGGTTGTAGGCGGACAGGGTCTCGGTGAGGATCTGGCGGGCCGAGTCCAACGTGAACTGGCTGGGGGCGCCGGTGCCGGGGATCGTCCCACCACCACCGACCCCGCCGTAGCCGGGCAGTCCGCCCCCGCCAGGGAGCCCTGTCCCGCCGCCGGCCCCGTAGCCACCACCCGGTGTCGTCCCGTAGGTTCCGCCTATCGGGAAGCCGCCGTTCGTCGGGTTCCACTCGAACGGGTCGGTGGACGACGGCGGCAGACCGTACTTCGCCCGGATCGTCTGGAGGCCAGGGTCGTTGTTGGCGATCCTGCGGCCGGCGGAACCGTCGATGTAAGCCCGCACCTCGGCCTCGTAGGCCCGCTGACGGTCCCCTTCCCCTACAGCCCCCGTGTAGCCGGGCGGGATGGACGTGAGGGCCGTCTGGGCCTCCTGGGCGGAGAACCCTGCGCCGAGCAGCGCCGTCTGCATCTGCGTCTCGGAGTAACCGTTCACCGACTGGCGCATCCCGGCGACGATCTGTGTCGCCGTCCAGCCCTGCGCCTTCGCCGTCGTGACGTACTGGTTGGCGTTCGAGTAGTAGATCGACCCGACGGTGTTCGGCGTGAACGTACCGGGGACGGCGCGCGCTATCGCCCCATCAGAGACCGGGGCTGTGGTGATGTTGCCGGGTCCCGTCTGGATCCCGGTCTCTGCGGGCGCGGTGTCCTGGGTGATCGTCTGGCCGCCGACCGTTGTCGATGTCCGCTCCTGGACATCGGGAGCCTGGGACTGCCCGGTCGAGTCGGGTCCCGGAGTGTTGAGGGTCCGCGGCGACATGATCTTCGACGACAGGCCAGGGTTCAGCTGGAGGAGTTGGTTGAGGGAGATGCCGAGCTCGGCTGCGATCTCGGTGGCGCTCTGGCCGGGCTTCGCGTTGTAGGTACCCATCAGTAGGCCGCCATTCCCATCTGTTCAGTCAGCAGCATCGCCATCGACGCGGCCTGCCCGCGACCCTCGGGGCTGGCACCGTACTCAGGTGTCCCGCGCAGTTCCCGCTTCAAGTCGTTCAGGTTCATCGGCGCCGGCCCGGTCAACACATGGGACCAGCGGGCGTCGTTGAACAGGTCGATCGAGTCGGCGGGGATGCCCGTGTACTGGGCGATCGTGTTCTGGTAGTTGTAGACGCGCGCGTTCAGGTCACCGGACAGGATCACGTCGGCAAGCTGTGGGTAGGCGGTGATCGCGCGCCGGGTCGCGATCTCCTGGACACCTTCGATGGACTGGCGGCCGAGGATGACGTCGGTGGCAAGCTGGGAGGCTTCCGATGCCGGCAGCGACAGCCCGTAGCTGGAGAAGATCTGGGTGATGTTCGACTGGGTGGCCGACAGGTCCGATCCGATGCGGGCGGCGTCCATGGATGATTGCGCGAACAGGGCGTCGGTCGTCTGGTTGTCGGACCAGCCGAGACGGAGCGAATCCTGGGAGATCTGCTGGAGGGCTGATTCCGAGACCGACAGGCCGGTCCGGTACGCGTAGTCGGAGAGATCCTGGTAGCGGCGCTCGACCTGGGCCTGCGCCGAAGCCGGGTCCGACGACACCATCGCATCCCACTGGCGGGAAGTGGAAGAAGTCGACTGCCACCAGTCGGTCGTGTGCAGCGCGCCGAACAACTTCTCCGACGACCAGCCTTCCGAGGCGGCCTGTTCCAGTATCGGCCCGATCTCCTCGTGGCCGAGGTACGACGCCAGGTACCCGTAGTTGGCGGCCGCGTACTCGCGGATCTGGGCCTGGGTGTCGGTGACAGGGATTGGCGGGGCCTGTGCCGGGGTGACACCTGCCGGTGCTCTGTTCTCCCCGCCGGGGAGCCGTATCACCTGACCCGCGTAGATCAGGTCCGGGTTCGTGATGTCAGGGTTCGCGGCCATCAACTCGGCGACGGTGATGTTGTTGCGCGTCGCGATGGTGGTGAGGTTGTCACCGGAGCGGACGGTCACCGACGCCATGTCAGGCCCCGAAATCCTGGGTCATCGGGCCCGACAGCAACTGCGAGAAGCTATTGAAGGTCTGGGCGATCGCGTTCGCGCCGAACTCCTCGGGGTTCTCGGCTTCGAGGCTGGCGGCGATCTGGGCCTGCGGGTCGAACTGGGTGATCTCGCCGCCGCCGCCGGAGAGGGCGATCTGTTCGGCTTCGGCAACACGGTCACGCTGTGACTGATGGATCATCGCGACCATCATCCGCTGCTCATCGACGGTGGCTTTCCGGCCGAGGATCGACTGGGCGATCTGGTCGGTGGCGTCCTTGACGGATTCGGGGTCGGTGAGTGTGACGGTCGGGGCGATCGGCCCGGCACCACCACCTCCACCTCCTCCTCCTCCGCCGCCGCCACCGAGGTCGAGGTCTTCGAGGTCCCCGACAGTGGACCGCAACAGGTCCATGATCGAAGTGTTGGATCCGCCTTCTTGGAATAGTGCCCCTGTCTCCGCTACACGCTTCCACGCGCTGAGGGTTTCACGATCCGTAACCCCGAACCGGATTTCATCGAAGTCAACCCCATTGCTGTACCAGCCACCCGCAAACATCAGAACCTGAATCTCGGTTAGCTCATCCGCTGAGATCGAGTCAATGTAAGTGAGCAGATTCGCCCCACCCTCGATGTTGATCGGGTTCGTCGGAGTGCCGGGCATCCCCGGGACCGCATCCGGATCAACCTCGCCGTAATCAAGAAGGTAGGAACCCGGATCCTCCGGGGCGAGAGCCCCACCTTCTCCCATCATGTTCGCCAAGACCTGTTCCGCTGCTGCTGCTATCGCCGCATCGAAAGAGTTCGCTTCGGCCCCACCTGCCCCAATCGGGACGGGTAGTCCTCCGGGGCCAATGATGACATTCGCGGCTTGAGCATTACCTAGCCCCGGCCGGTAATCCGTCTCGATCAGCCGCCGCGCTTCGGCGATCCGTCGTTCCTCTTCAGTTGCCAACGAGATCACTCCTTCCGAGGCCGATCGTCGGCAGGGACCCTTCGAGACGACGGTAGTAGATCTCCCCGAACTCGGGGTACTGATCCAGGAGTTCGAGGACCAAGGCGTCCCAGACTTCGCGCAGCGGTTGGTTCGATGTAGCTGTGAGGGTTGCGGCCCCGCCTGCTTCGTTGATCGTCCCCAGAGCCGAGATCATGGTGTCCCGCAGTTCCAGGTATGACGCCAGCCCTTCGATTTCGCGTCGACCGAGCAGCCTTTCGTCGGACGCGATCTCATAGGCCCCCGTCCAGAAGTCGTCCGTCTCGGCTTGTCCACGACGATCAGAATACTCGGCCCACCACTCGGGGTTCCGTGACGCCAGGTCGTTGATGAACTGGCGACGAATCTCGGCGAGCGGCTGGGCGTCCGCGACCTGATAGTTCGCGAGCCCCAGGTCGTAGAGCGCCTGGTCCAACTGGTCCATCTTCTGGGAGTATTCCTGCCAGCCAGGGACGGCCCGAGCGTTCTGCGCCCAGGTGAGCGGCTGGTCGGCGGCGAAACGTTCACGACGTGGCACACCGGACCCGGGGGACACTTCCTCGGTCAACTGCTGGAGGTACACGGCGTAGGAGAACTGGGCGTTGAGGGACCCTTCGGCGCCGACGATCACCCCACCCCACTCCGGGTACTTCTCCACGAGGGTCCGGTACTTGTCGCGGACCTCTTCGGCTTCGATCGTCGATGGGATCCCGTCGTTGACCCGCGACGTCGACCGGGCGATCGCGTAGAACTCGTCGCCGAACATCTCGAAGAACGCCAGCACCGCGTCGACGTTGCCAGCTTCGTCGGTGTAGTTGGCGGTGATCCGTTCGATGTCAGCCCGGCTGTAGGCGGGGCCACCCGCGCCGACGACGTCGGCCATGACCTCTTCGGCGCGGGCCAGGTCGCCGGCCTGGATGGCACGGAACACTTCGACGTAAGGCTGGTAGGGGGACACGAACTGGGGTTGGACGGGGGAGATGAGGCTGGCGTAGGTCCGCAGGGCGAACAGGTTGTGGGTCTCATCCGCGATCTCGTCGAAGAACGCCCGGGCCTTCTCCGGGTCGTCGGAGATCTCCCGCCAGGTGTATTCGGAGTTCCCGAGTTCGATGTCGGTGAGCCGGGTCTGGAGGATCCCGACGAACGCGGCCTGGTAGGCGGCGTCTTCGGTGAACGACGACTTGACCCGCTTCATCCACGCCGGGATGATCTGGTCTGTCCACGACGGCGACGGCCCGAACGGCAAGATGAACCGGACCGAGTCCTCCAGGTCCGGGTTCCGTTTCACGATCTCCGATGTCGGGATCGTCACGAACGGCCCGAAGCCGGGGGTGCCTTGCATGACGAGGTTGAAGCTGCGCTTGTCGAGCTTCAGGTATCCCTGGTTGTCGATCGCGGAGCCCATCATCGGGATGTGGCCGATGAAGTCCTTCGCCGCCTCGGGGAGCCGGAACGTGAACTCGGGGTCGCCTTCCTCGTTGGTGGTCGACACGCCAAGGTTCTCGGCGCCGGTCCACAGCTTCGCGGCGCGGGCGACGAACACCGGGTTGTGGACCGCGAGGCCCGCCCAGCGGGTCAGCACCTCCTGGTAGGCCGAGAAGAACGGCATGAACATCTTGACCATCTCGGAGAACTCGGACTGCTCGGCGAGGTCGTACATGAGGTCGCGGGTTTCGCGCAGAGCGAACCGGCGGGCGTTGTCCTCGGCACGCCAGATGTCGTCGGGGCGAAGCTTCGACGCGGGGAGATCGTCGAGCATCCGGTGGAGTTCGGACTCGTAGAACAGTCGGAACGCCGGCATCCGCGACAAGGTGTCGGTCGGGGTCGTCGACCACAGGGAGAACCCGTCGTCGATGAGACGCTGCATCGACTGCTGGAACCCGGCAGATCCGATGACCTGCTGAAGGCTCGCCCCGTGGACCGGTGACCGCATCTCGTCGGGGATCATCTCCAGGATCTTGTTCCACGACTTCGCCGACCGGTTCCCACTGTTCGCGAGGTCCAGCGCGGCGGTCATCGCCTCGGCGTTCCCACCGAAGTACGACGTGACCTGATCGAACATCCCGTCGACCCACTCTTCGGGGTACTTCGCGCGGGCGGGGAGACGTGCGGCATGGGCACGGCCGTCGGTCGTCCCGATGAGCCACGCCAGGATCTCGTCCTTCGACTTGCCTTCGAGAACCTGACGCGACATAGCGTCGACGGTGATGTGGTTCTGGGCCTGTTCGCGCCACGACTTGCGGTAAGCGGCGGCGGCCTTGGAATCCAGACGATTCCATTCGTAGGTCGTCCACGACGACCGGTCCTGGACGAGGTCGTCGAACAGGGAGCTCTCGTGGGCGTTGAGGAAGTCCCCGAACGTCGACTTGGCCGACACTTCCCCTGCCCAGACGTTGCCGAGAGGGCCGTCCATCGGGTTGCGACGGAGACGGTGGCCGCCGACTATCACATCGCCATAGCCGTGACGCTTGAGGTTCGCCATCCTGTTGAGGATCGCCCCGCCGGCGGCGCCACCAGCAGCGCCGAACAGGAAGCTCTCGCCGAGGTTGTCAGGAAGGATCTCACCCTGGGCGACGGCAGACGTCCCGACCCCGAGCGCGCCACCCCACAGCGCGCCTTTCGCCGCGGACGAGAACATCGACTGGTCAAGGGACAGGGCCCGGTTCACCGACGGGATCTTCTTGAGCGACGTCGTCAGGTCACGGAACCTGTCGCCGTGCTGGGCAACCCAGACGAGCGTCCCGAACTGGGCGAGGCCACGAAGCTGCTCGTCGGGGATGACACGGCCGGCCCACGCCGGACGCAGAAGGGTCGCTGTCCGCCAGTACCTGAGGACCCCATCGAGGCCCTTACCGACGATGCGGAAAGGCCGGATCCCGGAGAGGTCTTCGATGTCTTCGAGTCTCGACGCGCTGAGTGTTTCGATGCCGGCCTTGCCGAGACGCCGGTTCGTCGACTCCCCAACCCTGCTGAGGCGCCGACCAATCTTGGTGAGACGCTGATCCGGCGACCCGCCGATGAACGGCGCCTTCGACCGGATCGCCTCACGCCACCGGTCCCCGTACTTGATGCGCGCCGCCCGTTCCAGTTCGTTCCGCAGCCCCTTCCAGTCGGGGGTGACGACCTGGTGGCGTAGCTCTGTCGTCTTGAACGGGTAGTGGAGCTCGTTGAAGGTGCCGAGGTCGTCGTCGATGAACTTGACGTTGTTCAACCCGTGGGTGACGGGACGGTCGAAACCCGGAGCAGGCGTGTTCGGGTTGGCCGGATCAGCGAGGCGTGCCATACCGCGTCGGGCCTGGTCATCGACGCGGGACACGTTGATGATGTCACGCCCACCGCCGAACTCGTCGCTGACCTTGGCCGCGTCATAGAGGCGCTGCTCGTTACCTCGGAAGGTGTGTGAGACGCTGCGCCGCTGCTTCGCCGCGTAGTCCATGACGATCTGCATCTCGGATGCGTCGAGGCCGTATTCGCCCATGAGGCGACGCTCGGCGAAGCGTTGCATCTCGTCCCAGACTTCGGGGCGGGCGTCGAGGGGCGTGTTCGACATCCGCCCGGCCCACGCCGCGACTTCGTCTTCGGACATGCCGGCGGCCTTGCCGGCCCGTCGGGTCAGCGCAGCGACGCGGCTGTCGGCGAGGTTGATGATGTGATGCGGGACGTTCTCGACGAAGACCCGCACCGGCTTGAAGAAGGCAGTCTGGTAGAAGCCGCTGTGACGCAGCGCTGATGTGGCCGCTCTGGTTCGCCCCAGTTGCGGCATCTCGTGGATGGTCCTGGCCGTCGCGTACAGCCGGTCGGCGACGGTCGCGTCGGCCGAGTTCCCGACAACGTTTCGCATGACGGCACCGATCTCACGGTCGATACCTTTCAGGCGGTCGATCCCGTTCGAGATGTCCGAGAAGATCGTCGAGTCGGAGATCCCGTAGTACGAGAGTTGCGCTTCGGTGATGTCGTCGGCTTTCGTCCACAGGTCGGCGACCTCATACCGCAGGGCCGACCGTTCCCGCAGGACGTCTTCCATGCGCCGTCCAAGGGCGTACCCGAGGTCCGAGTCGCCCATGAGCCGTGCCGCGGCGCGGGTGTCACCCATGAAGAACCGCATGACTTCTTCACGCTGGGCGACGCTGTCGGTGTGCGCGAGCACAGACGCGATCTCGGCGCCCCGGCCGTGCTTCGCGAGGAGGGTTTCCTGGATCCGCGAGGTGCGGATGTTGACGTCGTCGATGCTGGTCACGATGTCTTCGAGTTGGCTGTTCCAGCGCCGCCACTTCGAGTTCGCTCCGAACGGGAGGGACCTGATAGATCTACCCCGCTGGGCGACGTCGAACAGTTGGTCGATGCGGACGTGGCGGTAGGAATCAGCGGCCGCCCCAACCCTGTCACGGATGGCACCGACGTCGCGGACGACCTCCCCGGTGACCTCGTCGATGACGCGGGCATTCGCGAGCTCATCAGCATTCCGGGCGAACGCACGGGCAGCCTCGCCACGTCTGCCTGCTATCGGGACGTTCGATGCGACCCGCTGCCAGATCGTCAGGTCGTCCTTGGTGATGTCCCAGAGGGCGGACGCGATCTCGGCTTCGATCTGGTTGTCGGCGAGGCCGGCGAAGCGGCGGTTCTGCCAGAGCTTCAACACGTCAGCGCCGGCGTCACCGTAGTCCTCGGACCGCAGCGCCCCCCGGACAAGCCCTTCGCTGCGGGTGAGCCGCGTCAGGAGCCCGGCACGTTCACCGACCCTGCCCATCCTGGTCGCCTTCTCGGCACGGTTCGCGAGGGTCAGTGACCGGGTCGCCCTGATCGGAGCGAGGACCTTCCCGCCGATGATGTCGACGTCGAGGAAGAACATCTGGGCGAAGTCGGCGGTGATCGCGATCGTCGAGAACAGTGGCGAATTGACGGCGTCGGCCACCTCGTCCTCGTCGAGGATGTCGTTGGTGGTGAGTGCCAGGGCGAGGGCCTGGCCGGGGCTGGTGGTCTGGGCCATGTCGTGGGCTTCGGTCCAGACGTCCGCGTCGAACAAGTTCGTGAGCGACGTGAAGATGTTGGTGTCTTCACCCTGGAAGATCGCCGAATCGGCCAACGACCCCGCGATGAGCGCTGTTGCCAACGGCTCGCGGACGTACTCACGGGACGCGTACTCGAAGCCTTCCCACGCCTTGACGGCGCCGGTGGCGACCGGGGAGCCGATGTAGCGCCCCCCGTATTCGCCGATCTGGGATCCGGCGTAGATGGAGACGTCGAGGAACGAGTCGAGCGCGAGCCCCCAGGATTTCGGGTCGCCGCGTGCCAGGTCGTAGGTGAACCCGAGCGAGTCGGTCACCGAATCGGACGTGGCATCCCAGGCGGTGTCGAGCGCCCCACCTACGTCATCGAAGAAGTCGCCGAAGCCGTACCCCATCAGGCGTCTTCGTCTCGGATCGGCTCAGAGCCGGTGACGAGTTGCTGGATCACACCGGGGGGGACGGAATGGCGGACGCGCCGGTAGAACCTCTTGGTGGCCTCGGTGGACCTGGAGGACCCGGCGAGAGCTTCGAGGGCGGGGAGCCAACGCGCCATGAGGAGGGCTTCCTGGCGCCGCTGATCCGGGTTCGTCCGGTTCGGCATCTGGGGGAGCATGTCGGGCCCGCCACCCGGCCCGGTCGGTAGCCCGGCTGTGACCGGCTCGTTGGGGCGAGAGGTGGGGGAGCGAAGAGTCTGGGTGGGGACGGGTAGTTGCTCGGCGGCCGACAGGGCACGCGCGAACCTGTCCCCACCACCTCCACCACCACCAGGGCCTCCAGCTGCCGGGGCGCGTGACGCGCCGGCCTGCGCGGCCTGCGCTGACGACTGCTCCGCGCGCTGTCTATCCCCGTAGCCCTGGTTGCGGAGAGGCTGGACGTCTTGCTTTCGGGTGCGAGGCATCAGCGGTCCCTACTCATGCCGGCGCCCCTTGCGGCACCGGGGGAGCCCCGCCACCTGGGGGTGCGCCCATCGCGGCCAGCAGCGCCCCCAACCCGCCGCCACCACCACCTGGCGGTCCGGCTTCGGGCTGTTCGGATCCGGCCATCCCGGCGGGGTTCAGGCCGGGCTGGGCCTCGGGGGCTGTCATCTGGTCCATGCCCGGTTCGGGCGCCATCTGTGCCTGGCGTTCCTGAGCCTTCTTCTGGGCCTTCTCGACAGCCTCCTCCAACTTGTCGCCTTCGTCGATCCGCTTGACGATGTAGGCGAGGTCTTCCATCGCGAGGGTCCCTGATACGGCGCCCTGCTGGAGGCCGGTCAGCACAGCCGCCCGGACCTCCTCCATCAGAACTTCGCGTTCGGCGGTGTCGGGGTCAGGAATATCAGGGTGCTTCTCGCGTGCGGTGCGCCGGCCGATCAGCCCGGACGAGACGAGGTTGCCAGCGGCGAGAGTCGCGTTCACCGAGTCCATGCCCGGCATCGGGTAGGTGACAGAGTTCTCGGTCGACTCGTCCCAGATGTCGACGGGCCGGTATTCGACGTGCTCGTCGTCGCCGGACAGGCCGGTGAACACCGTGTATTTCCGCCGCGGGAAGTACGCCTTCGCGGTCTCAGCCACCGACTCATTGATCTCGGCCAGCATGTACCCGAAGATCCGGTGAGCTTCTTTCATCCGCGGGTCGATCGACGCGGCCTGGAGTTGCGACAGGGTCTGCCCGGAGCGGATCGCCCCCGAGTTCTCCCCTGAGAAGACCGAAGAGGTGCCGGTCGACAACCTTTGGATCCTCTCCAGGTTCGACTGGAACGGCTGGGTCATCGGCCCGGTGATCGACCGGAGCTCGCCGACGGCCTGGACGTCCTGGAGGATGTTCACCTTGCCGGTACGGCCGTCCTCCCAGCGTCCCGACACGATCCGGGGCGTGCGGTTCTCGGCGCCGATGACGTACCGGTCGGGGATGACAGCCTTCTCGACGGCGAGGAATTCCAGCGCGGCGAGCTTGTTCGACAGGTCACCGATGGGAAGGATCCGCCGAAGGGACGAGATCTGGCGGTCGAGGGTGATCTGGTTGCCGCAGACGATCGGGACGTGGCCGACACGATTCACGCCCGCGGAGATGAGGAACGCGTGGTCGAGGGGCCGTTCGAGGGAGTAGTAGGTGACCCCGGTGGAGTACAGGGCTTCCTTCGGCCGGATGCCGAGGACCGCGACGTAGAAGTATTCGTTGTCCCACCATTCGACGACGTCGAACAGGTCGTCTTCGGGGGACTTCGAGTTGGCGATGAACCGGCGCAGCGCCGGGGTGTCACCGAACTTGGCAAGCAGCATCTCGACCGAGTAGCCATAGATGAACGCGATGTCGTTCGGCCGGCGGACCTCGTCGGGTTCCATCGGCTCGGGGTACGCGTAGAGGGGACTGCGGGTGTAGATGCGGGGCTTGTGGGTCGCGAAGTCCGGTTCGACGAGGAAGCACGCCTGGCCGAACCCGAAGTGGTGACGGTACGCGCGGCCGAGCTTCAACGGCAGGTGGCTGTCGTGCCACACCCCGTACCAGGCCGAGCGGCGTCTGAGGGCACGGTTGTCGGCGCCCTTCCCGGACGCGGCAGGGGCACGGATCTGGGGGTCGGTGTCGTTCGCGCGGGTCGCGGCCGTCTCGATCGTGTCGGCGACGATCGCCGCAGCGAGCGCCGGGAACTGGGGTTCGCCGTGCGCGTCGGGCAGCGGGATGACGTAGTCGCCGTTGTAGCGGGTGGCGATGTCTTGCATGTCGACCTTCGCCGGGTTCTCGTTGAGGCGCCGCATCAGGACGCGCGGCATCACCTCGTTGTAGAACCTGTCGGCGAACGGCGCGTAGGGGCCGAGGTCCGGTAGTGCCCCGGTCTGCATCAGTTGTCCTCGTAGGGGAAGAACTTGGCTTCCCGCGTGCCGGGGGTGAAGGGACGGTCGTCGATGAGTTCCCCGCCGCGCGAATCGAGAAGGTCAATCAGCGCGACCAGACCTTCCACCACCCTGTCCGTTAGCCCGCTGGCGGCGTAGAATCCGCCCTTCGCCGGCATCCGGTCAGTCCGCGTCGTCGAAGGTCACCGGGGGGGTGACATATCCGTCGGTGGTGCCGGGCCGTGCCGCCTTCGACATGGCCGGAGTCTGGGGGACACCGTCGATCGGGTACGGCGTGTAACCCTCGGGCGGCCCGCACGGCTTCGGCTTGTTCGTTGACAGCTTCGGCTTCGTCGGTTCGTTCATGGGGTACTCCTGTCGGTTGTAGGGATTCTAGGACGCGCGGGTCCAGGATCGTGACCATTGGTCGGTCATGTCGCCCGGGGACCACGGTGTGCCCCCGAAACTCCAGGCGTCGTCGTTCTGGGCCATGACCTCGCGTTCCTGACGCCAGCGGATCCACACGAACCACAGGGCCATGACGGCGTCCATCTTGACGATCCGCGGGTCGGCACCGGGCCGCCACGAGATCAACTGGTCGATGAGGGGCTGGAACCGGCGGACAGAGTCGGCGTCGCCGGCGGGGATGACGATCGAGCCCTCCATGAAGTCGGCGGCCATCGCGGCGACGCCGAAGATGTTGTCCAACTTGTTGCGGTTTGTGGTGTGCTCGATGATCCGGAACCCGAACGTCCGGGCGAGCTTCTGGAACCGGTCGTCGCGGGCGATGCCCTTCTGGACGGCGTTGATCTCCAAGACGAGCTCGGAGTAGCGGTGCGCGGAGGCGAGGTCGACTGCGATCCGGTAGATGTCCTCGTTCGACGCGAGGCCGTTCTCCAGACGCAGGTCCATGAGGGACAGGGTTTCGGCGTTGTAGGCGGCGACGACCTGCGCGTTCCAGCCGCCGAGGGCCGGGTCGAGGCCGGAGGAGATGATCCAGTCGGTGCGTTCACCGGGGACCTGGCCGACGGTGAGGGCGGGGGTCTGGCAGTTCTGGAGGACCGAGGACGGGAAGGTCGCCGAGGTGGCGGCGCGGGGCTCCTGCATGTAGTTCGTCCACCAGGCATCCTCGCCGACCTTCTTTCTCACCCCGCCCCACTGCGGCTTGCCCTGCGAGAGGTTCTTGGCGTGGACTTCGGGGGTGCCGATCAGGTTCTCGACGGACCACATCTCGGGGCAGAACGACCGGCCTTCCTTGTTGATCGCGGGGATGCGGACGAGACGATCGACGACGTTCTCGCGGATCAAGGTCTCGTAGACGTCGCCATCACCGACGCGGGTCCCGATGAAGATGATCGAACCCTGGTTGCCGTCGCGGGTCCCGACACGGTTGAAGAACGTCCCCCGGATCGTGGCGACCATCTTCTCGGTCTTCGTGATCGACCGGGTGGACTGGACGTCGTCGAAGATCAACATGTCGGCGCGGGTGCCGTAGATCTTCGACTCCCAGCCGGCGGCCTGGAACGTGTAGTCCTTGCCGCCCTTGGCTTTGGAGACCTTGAAGACCTTCTGGTTCCACGGGTAGTCGTCGTCTTCGGTGTGGAACGGCCCGTAGCGGGCCTGGAACTCGCCGTAGCGGATCCGGTTGCCTTCGGGGACGTGCGGGTCCTCGTAGTCGGGGTCGGTAAGCCGGGAGCGGAGGTCGCCGCCGACCTTGGTGGCGACGCCTTCGATGCCGCCCTGCTCTGACACGTACAGGATCCGGTAGTCGGGGTTCTGGGCGATCTTGATCTGGCACCAGTCGGTGAGAGTGGTCGTCTTGCCGGCCTCGGGTGGGAGCAGGATCATAGTGACGGTGCCCGGCTCGGCCTCTTCTAGTACCGACACGATCGCCTGGTGGTGCATGTAGGTCTCGTAGCCGAAGTAGTACTTGCGGGCGGCGCCGAAGTCGGACAGGGGTGGGGCGTCGCCGTCGTGCATCCGCCGGGAGGTGCGGGCGGCGACAGTCACCTCGGCGGCCCATTCGGGGTCGTTCTTGCGGTAGGTCGTGTACGTCTGGTAGGAAACACCGGCGCGGCGGACGGCGTCCTTGACGGTCATCCCTTCGGAGACGGCGATGAGGATCTGCTGGCGACGATGGGCCGCGGCCTGGGCCTGACGGTTGTTGGGGACGTTGTCGGAGACCGGCCGGTTCTTGGCTTTCAGTTCGGCCTTGAACAACGGCGAGATGGGGGACACGTAGTCGATCTTGAACGACGGCGGGCAGCGGCCGACGTCGCGCAGGAACCCGGCGATGTCTTCAGGGGTGTGGGTGACGAGGGTGTCGACCGCGTACGCGAGGCTGTCAGGGCCGAAGTCCCGGGCCGTGTCGAGACCGGGGAAATCTTCGATGTAGTGGGCCCCGGTAACGAACCCCTGGCGGCGCGTCGCCCTCACAGTCCCCTGGCCTCCAGTATCTCGTAGACGAGATAGCAGATGACGAGGAGCGCTGCGAGGGCGACGGCCTGGGACATCAGATCCTCAGCCCGGTCCAGCCGTGCGTCCAGTCCAACTCGTAGATGACAAGCTGCGGGTCTTCGGAGCGGTGGACCCAGTCGGGGGCGCCGTAGTCGCCGCCCTTGTCTTCGAGCGTGTCGAGACGGGTCCACTCGTCCGGGGCGAACTTGAGGCGGCGACGCTTGATCTCCTCGAACTGATCGGCGTTCCTCGCGAAGCGGGCGGCGAACATCGCCCACCACGTCTCCGGGTACCGGTCGAGCCGGTTCGGCTTGTACGAGCCGAGGGTCTGCGTGTAGTTGCCGATGTGCAGCGGCATGGGTGCGGCGCCTCCGACGACGGAGACAGCGCGGGTGGCGGGGCCTACGCCCCAGAACAGGTCATGGACGTTATCGCCGAACACGTCGGCGGTGACGTACTCGTCGCGCCGGTCGGGGTCGTTGAGCCGGTCACGTAACCGCCGTTCCCGCTCTACCGGATGGGCTGCGATGAGCTCTCGGGCGAGGGCGAAGGTGTCGTCTCGCTGCGGGTCGTCTTCGTGGCCGAGGTCGCGGTCGGTGCGGTGGACGCCGTCAGGGATTCGGATGGTCATGGGGTTGCCTTTCAGGTCTGGATGAGTTCGCGGGCGCGGGCGGTTTCGGTGGCGATCGCGTCGAGGTGTCGGGCTATCGCCGAGGTGTCGAACGCAGGGGATGCAGGGGATGAGGGGGCGGGGTCGATCGTGACGGGCGCGGGGGACAGACCGAATCGGGGGGCTCGCCAGCCGGCGTCGGTCTGGATCGACGCCCTGATCGTCAGGTCACCGAACAGGTAGGGGACGTCGAGGACCGCAGCGAACGCCTTCGCTCCGTCGGGTAGGTCGGCCCGGTCGCCGGTCGCGACGAAGCTGGAGCGGCCGTTGAGCTTGACATCCTGGCCGTGACGGTCGGCCGCCCAGATTCCGACCCGCTTGGACGGTTCGCCGGTCCAGCCGGCGACACGGATCTTCCCAGGGCCCGCTGGTTCTACGAGGTCGAGTGATCCGAGTGCGGTCGCCATGACGGTGTCCTTCTGTTGTGCTTGGCGGATGAGGTCGAAGTAGCGGTCCCACTGGCGGGTGCCCCAGCCGGGGTCTGTGCGGTCGGCTTGCATGTCGCCGTGGGCGAACAGGCCCGGTCGACGTGCGTCGACCTCGGCGGCGGTGAGGCGACGGAGTGGGACGGTGATGCCTTTGTCGGCCATGTGCGCGACGAACTCGGCGGCCTTCGCGGCGCCGCGGCGCAGTGTCTTGTCGTCCCAGTCGGGGTTCTGGCCCCACTGGGCGGCCTTCGTGGCGAAGCTCTGGCCGACGGTGTGGGAGTTGACGCCGCGACGGGCGACGTGAAACGCGGTGTGTGTCCAGGGGAGAAGAGCGACGTCGGAGTCGGAGTCGTGGAGGTCGTGGTAGGAGGCGGGCCGGTCCGAGTGGGTGAAATAGGCGGCGACGTTCTCCGCGCCAGAGTCGACACCGATCGCGTCGAGGGCGCCTTCGGCCGTGTGGACGCCGAGCCCGCCCGACAAGGGCAGGTTCCGTCCGGCGTACCCCCAGTAGGTGCCGTCGTGGTTGACCTTGGCGTTCGGGTTGGGGTGGTCGAGGAGGTGGAACCCGGTGGTCACTTCGGCAAGATCCCCCGTTCGGCTTTCGGCACCGGGGTGACGTGGCGTATCGCGGCGATGACAGCGGCCAGGACGACAGCTGCCCGGGACGCGTACTCGGCGCCGACCGGCCAGGTGTCGGTGAGCTCGGCGATGACAGCCTGAAGGACGGCGGCGGCGACGATCAGGATGGTGAGGATCGACGTGGCGACGACTCGGGCTCGGGTGATGAAAGCTTCGATCTGGTTCATGGATGTACCTCGGGGTTGTCGGGGCCGGACCGTTGAGCCCGGTGGCGTGCGATGCCGCGGGCCTGTTCGACGGTCAGCGGCGGATGTTCTCCGATCAGGTTCGCGAGTTCGTCGAGGTCCCTGTCGGGGTGCAGCACCTGGGCGACGCGGACGAGTTCGGAGCGGGTCAACGTGTCGACGCGTAGGGCGCGGATCTCGGCTCGTAGCCCGTCGACCGCCCCGACGAACGCTTTCGCTGTGCCTTGAAGGTTGGCGAGTTGGGAAGCTTGGTGTTCGAGTTGGTCGAGGCGTTTCGTTCCGCTCTTCCAGACGCCGATGACCATTGCGATGACGAGCGACGCGGCGACGGTGACGAGGAACTGTGTCGCCCAGGCCGGGAATCCGCCGGTTGTCGAGACGCCTTCGATTTCATCTGCTGCTGTCACGAGACGTTCCGCCATCTCGGAGATCACCCCGCCGACAGACATCAGTCGGCGAGTTCTCGGCGGCCCAACGCTCGGACCATGCGGGCGATGTCTTGGACGGCAGCGACGACCTGGCGGTTGGTGACGTTGGTGGGGTCGGCGTCGATGATCTGGTCGAGGCGGGCGAACGCTTCCTTCGCTGTGGCCTTGTCGGCTCGCTCTGCCCGTTCGGCGAGCACTGCCTGGCGTTCGGCGGACACGTCGACCTGTCGGGTGGAGACAACCTTCCCGCCGGAGTCGTAGACGGTGACGGTCGCCGCCGCGTCGACGTCAGGGTCCCACTCCCGGACCGTCTTACCGTCGGGAGTGACCTGTTCATCACGTACGAGTGTCATAAGACGGCGACCCTTCTCTATTGGGTGAGGATCAACATGACCGGGTGCCAGAACCCGGTGTTGGACCCGGCCTGGTCGAACGGCCCCGTGATCGAAGACGGGATCGCCGCGTTCGATCGCGATAGCCGCCAGCGGTAGCACCACGGGGTCGTGTTGAACGGGCCGCTGTCCAGCGACCGCGACGGGACGAAGAACGCGTTGTGGAGTTTCCCCCCGGTCGCCGACGCGTTGTGGTTGAACACAACCGCGTGGAGCCCTTCGGACAACGACGCCGACAGACCCGTTTGAGTCTTTGTCCCCGTGGTCGTCCAGTCCTGAGTCGTGAGCGCCGCGAGGCGGGTGAAGTCTTGCCCAGTGTTCAATGTCCCGTAGGCGATCTCTACGTTGTCGGCGCCCGTGAACGCAGTGTCCACTTTGACGCCGACGCCGTCAAGCGTTGCGCCACCAGCGGGCACCCAGAAGGGGAACAGGTAGTCGTAGTCGGCGTCCTGCCAGATGTTCGCGGTGTTGCTGGCGTAGTCGTCCAATACCATCGACCAGTCAGGCAACGGAGCGAACTGCCAACCCGTGTCGACGCTCGTGTCGAATAGGTAGGACTCGGTGAACGACCCGCCGCCGCCGGCAGCCGCGGCCCACTTCACGCCCGACGCCTCGGCGCTATCAGCCGTCAAGACGTGGGTGTCAGTGCCGACACCGAGACGGGTGATCGTCCCCGCCGCGGTCGCCACCCACAGATCGCCCTTCGTCGTCGCGATCGACGCCTTCACATACGCAGACGCGACATTCGCCGGAGTCACAGCACGGGCCGTGTCGGTCCCCGTCTCCGTCTCCGCGTCCGTCGCCAACTCGACCTTGCCCGCCGTGGTGGCCGAGGCAGACGGCGCGTTGTCCGTCCCCGCCTGGTCGACGTCGAGGTTCGTGCGGGCACCCGCAGCGGTCGACGCGCCGGTACCACCGTCGGCCACCGGGACATCGGTGCCGCCCGACGTGTACGCGGTGTCGAGGACTGCGCCGTCCGCCGCTACGTCACGGCCGTCGACTGTCCCGCCGACCGTGATGTTGTTCGTCACCGCCAACGCGTCGGTGTACGTTTCGGCGAACCGGGTCCCGGTAGCCCCCAGGTCGCGGGTGCCGTCGCCGTCGGGGACGATGTCGGCGTCGACAGCATCGCCCCACGAGTCGCCGGATCCGCCGGCGCCGGTGATCGTACGACCCGGGAACTCGACGGTCGACGCGTCGAAACGCATCAGGAGGTCTTCGACACCTTGATACTCAGCGATGACCTCACCGTCTGAGGTGATCTCGACGTTGTCAGCCATCTGGCGCCGTCCTCGCTCTCACGTACCGGACGCGGATCTCGGTGGCCGGGTCGCCGTAGATTTCGACGACCCGGTGAATGTAGGGGTTCGTCTCCCAGTTCGCCGGCGGGTCCTGTTCGATGACCGGATACCAGCCGGCGGCCAGGAGGGTGTCGTCGGACGGGTTGAACACGAGCGTCCCGTGGAAAGTGACGCGCGCCGGCCGATCGTCGTGAAAGACGATGTCGCCTTCAGAATCGAGGTGTCCCCAGGGCATCAGGATCAGGGGGCCGCCGAGGTGACAGCTTCCCATGCAGCGCCGGTGTAGACCTCAAGCTTGGAATCGGTCGTGTTGTAGATGAACATGCCGGCTGCCGGGGTGAGCGCGTCGCGCGTCGTGTCGGTGTAGGCGGGGAGGGTGATGACGCCGGTGAGGGTGGAGGTGCCGGTGACCGTGGCATTACCGGTGACCGTGGCATCGCCGCCGACACTGAGATCGTCGGTGATGGTGAGGTCGTCGAGGACTGTGGCGTCGTCGATGGTGACCGAGATGGTCTCGCCGGTGATGGCGTTCTTCAACTTGCCGTCTACTGATTGCTGTACTCCGTGTCCCATTTGGGGGCCTTTCTATTGGTAGAACGCTGAGTCGGTCGGGGCGAAGTCGCCGAGAGTGTCACGGTGGGTGACGTACCTCTCGGCGCCGGACCCGAGGTGGATGTAGTCGAGGAACGTGACGGGGGCCAGGTAGGTGACCGAGTCGGCTGCGTGGCAGTCGGGGAAGGTGACTTCGTGGCCGTCGGGGTTGTGGATGACGAGGAAGATGCGGGCTGAGGGCTGGGGGCCGGTGAACGCGACCGCGGTGGGGGCGGTGATCTGGAGGACGGCGACGTCACAGTCGAGGGGGACGGCGTGGCCGTTGCCGGCGTGGACGGTGAGGGGGGCGGTGAGATGGTCGGTGAGGGCGTCGAGGGCCCGGGCTGTGGATGCCTGGTTGGCCGTGACGGTCTTCGCCAGGTTGGCTACGTCGTCGGCGCAGGCTGCTACGGCCTTGTCGGTCGCCGGGTGGTCGTGGACGGGGACGTGGGTGGCTGCGTCGCCGATCTGAGCGGTGAGCTCGGCGACAGCTGAGGCGACGGCGTCGGCGACCATTCTGGCGGCGGTGTCTTCGGTGACGAACCCGAGGTGGGAGATCTGGTCGGCGGTGACCGGGGCGGGCTTGCCGGTGACCTTGAGGGACCGGTCCCCGAAGTCGACTGCCTCATCGCCGATGTGGGCGAGGAACTGGCCGTCGTCTGTGACGAGGTTCCCGTCCTGGGTGAAGCGAACGCCTGTCATATGTGTCTCCTCGCGCGTGTACGAGGGGATGGTAGTGGACGGCGGAGGTGGGGGGAAGGGATCCAGGTGGGGGTGTCAGTCGTCCCAGTCGTCCCAGTCGTCATCTTCGAGATCCGACAACCAGGGGCCGTGCCGACGCCGGATCGGTTCGCCTGTTTCGAGAGATCGCTGCATTTCGGCGAAGTGATCGTTGAGGGCGTGGTGGATCACGGCGAAATCGAACTGGACGTCTTCGAGGAGACTGGCCGAGACGGTGACAGCCAGATCTTGCTTCATCTCGGTCTCCATCCTGTAGTCGATCGGGGCGGGGCCACCCAGACGCCGATCTGGTGGCCCCGCCGGCATCAGACTGTGCGGGGTCTGATCGGGACGGGGGGTTCGAGATGATGCCTCGACGTCCCGCTGCCCGAAACCCGGCTGGTGGGAGCCAGGGGGGTGGGGGCAGGCCGCCTCAGCGTATTGAGATCCGGGGGGGCTGTCAAGGACCTGGGAGGGGTTTCTCAGGGATGGTGGCCGGCTGGGGGCTGAGAGTGGGAATCCTTGGGACCTTGGAACCCCGGAGTATGGAAACTGGTCCGGTTATTATCATAGAGCCCCCCCTCGTTAATAGTTCTAGCTGGTGCCAAGAGCGCCAGAGTGTCATGGTGCCAAGGAAGGTGAGGTGAGGAGGCGGGGGGCTTCGAGGGCCGGTCGCGCGCGCGTTGCTAGCTGTCAGTCTTCTAGTTCATCCTGCGCTGGCGCGTGCTGTGCTAGCTGGGGGGGCTAGCTGCTAGCTGCTAGTAAGGTTGCTAGCTGACAGCTGACAGTCTTTCAGCTGCTAGAGGGGTCTTTCAGTTGACAGGGGCCGGTCCCCAACCCATCATGGCTCCATGCCTACCATCAGCTTCTTCATACAGGACGACATGCTCGCCGAGCTCGACCACGCCGCCACCGTGCTGGACAGGTCCCGGAGCCAGGCCGTCAGGGAAGGGATCCGGCTGTGGCTGGATGAGGCCCACGCGCGCAGGGACTGGCAGGCCAGGGTCGAGACCGCCCAGGAGAGGGTCGCGCGTGAACTGGTCGAGGCGAACAGCGAAGTGGACCGGTGCGAGAAGGAGATCCACGCGATGCAAGCGGCTGGTGAGGAGGCGTCGTGGAAGCTGTTGAAGCGGAAGGAACGCGCGCGCGGGCGGGTCCTGGATCTCGGCCACGCCCTGGAGATGATGGGCCGGGCCGACGAGGCCAGCGACGCGAAGGGCACCCCATGAAGCGCGAGATCATGGTCGGCCTGGACATCGACGACGCGGACGACGTCAGGCTGTGGGCCGCGGTGACCGGCGAGTCGATGTCGGCAGTGATCAGGCTGGCCGTCAGGGAATGGCTGGAGGCCAGGCGCGGGACGGTCGAGGAGATGCGGCGGGACTGGGAGAAGCTGCAAGGGATGGCAGGGGCGGTGGAAGGGGACTTCGGGCAAGACTAGGGGGGGTATCATCGCGAAATGCTGGGTGGACTCTCATGTACATGTACATGGGGTGGGTCGGCACAGTGGCCGGCCGGGGTGTGGCGCGAGCGAGGCCCCCAGGGGTGGTGCCGAGGCCCGGGCCCGGGTGAGGGTACACAAGAGCCGGGAGAGTGGCCGCTCCGAGCTACCCCCCCACTCGGCATCCGGACCCAGGATCGCCAGGAGTGGTTGAAGGGGATCGGCATGCGTCGAGAGTCCACGCCAATCACTTGACGTAATGTAGGTTTCCGGCGATCACAAGCGCACAAGCGTAAGTTACCGGCGGGTAAGTTACCGGTGGGTAACCTGGCGGCGAGTGGCGATGACAGTCAGTCGGCCCGCTCCCCACCCTGTGTCTACCAGTTGGTAGAGGCTGTGAGCTCGGGCTGGGCTGGGCGAAGTTGGGGGAGGCTGGAGGCTGGCGATGGGGGAATGTCGAGGTTGGTCCTTGACGGGGTATAGCAGGTGCTATAAGGTCTTTGGTGTGCGGGCAGGACCGGCCTGCCAGACTGAAGGGATGGGACATGGACACAGTGACCGAGGGGACCGAAGTCCTCTACTACGTGCGGTGCGCCTACGCCGGTACGTGGGCGGCTTGCATCGCCGAGTGCGACACCGAGTGGGGGGTCAGCTTCACAGACGTGGATCTGGACGGGCCGACCCCGAGCCGCATCCGCCACCACAAGACGCCGCGGATTACGACCGGGCCGAAGCATCGCCGCGACACCGTCACCACGACGCGACCGGAGGGGATCTGACCGATGGACACAACGACACCAGCACCCAGCCCGATTGAGCGGACCGTGACGCAGTACGATGGCGCCGAGGTCCTTGGCTGGACATGGGACGGCCGATCCGCGCTGATCCGATGGGGTGACGCCCTCACAGTTGCAAGCGTGCACTCCACGACACTGGGCCGATGGGAGAGCCGCGCCGAAGCGCTCGACCACCACAGCGACACGTTCCGGTCACGGTTCCGACACTGGGGCCCGACACGGCCAACCGTCGCCGAGAGTGCAGACCACGCGGATGCGATCGCCGCCGAGGTCCTCACACAAGCCCGGATGCATCCCCACGGGGACCCGGCGCGGTCCATGGGGGTCAGGTTGTCCGATGAGATGTCGGCCCGGGCCCGCGACATCCGGGCCGGTAGGGATCGCCAGGTCTGCCGGTAGTCAGCGCGTTGCCCATCGCCTAGGTGGTGGGTTTCGCGGTGCCGACCGGTGCCGATGGACTGAAGACGACTAGTAGGGATGGACCGATGGACACAACGACACGGGACGCGGTAAGGGAACTCGCCGCGTTGAACGCATATCAACTGGCCAACATGGCCGACTGTGGCACTCCGGACACTCTCGAAAGTCCCGGGGCGCGGATGCTCATGAACGTTCGGGACGCGGTGGTGGAAGCACTCAAAGACGAGACGGTGGACGACATCCGCGAAGGCGACATAGCTCACGAACTGGCCGATAGGGCCCCGAACATCTACACGTACCAAAGGTGGCAGGAATTCGTGGACCTGGCCGCGTGGCAGGAAGACCCGGAAGAGCTCGGGACGGGGGACAGTGACATGGGCGCACAAGCCGGCGTCTGTCTCTACCTGATCGCGTCGCGGCTGGTCTGGACGCTACTGGACATGGCCGAGGATGGGTCCCGATGAACGCGCCCACGATCACAACGACGACGAACTACCACCTGATGACTGATGAAGGTGTCCGACTCGACATCGCCAGTCCGGTACCGGAACCGGTCGGGGAGATAGTGGACTGCGGCGACGGTAGATGGGTCTATCTGGCCGATGACATGGATAGTCAGCACGTCGACCCAGCCGACCTGGAAGGCTGGACCCTGACCGAACTCAATCGGGGCCGGGGCGGACCACTCGACTGGAATGACCTAGAACCGCGACAGTATCCACTGATGATCGGCGGCGGAACCCAGCCCTACGCGTACCGGGCCGACGTTCCCGACCCTGACAGCGACGGAGACCGGATCGGATACGCGACCCATGTCCTGACACTGGACGACGACTGGACCGATCCCGACGCCGCGGTCGCTGGGTTCCTGACTGAGTGCGGAGCATGGATGCGCGGCGAGGTGTACGGAGTCGTGGAGCTTGTGCCCGTGGAAGGGTCCATCGGCGGGCGGCTCGACATTGGCGACAGTTGTTGGGGATTCATCGGCTGGGAGTACGCGTGTGGAGAGCTTGCAAGCTGGGCCGGATCGGAGGTGAGGTAGGTAGGGACTCCACCGGTAGCTAGCGGGTCCCCCTACCGCAAGAGTGGTAGGGGTTCCCGGTACCGACCGGTGCCAGCAGCAAGGATGGGAGACTAGGACATGGCAACACAATGGAAACGTGACAGTGACCGGCGCGCGTGGCAGCAACTACGCGACGCCGCGGCCAGGCTGGAAGACGCGCCAGGGTACGCCGCGGCAGTCGGTGGACTACTAGCGGCGATCGACGAGTGCGAGGCCCTAGCACTCGACTACGCCGCGAAGCGCTACGACGACGGATACGACGCGGGTCGAGATGATGGGTTCGGAGCCGGTGTCGCCGCGCAGGATGAACGCCGCGCCGACGCCATGCCAGAGCTCTATGAACGCCTCACGATCGCCCAGAGGCGCCAGGCGTTCGGGCTCACAGGCGAGGACCCTGATACGGTCGCCGCGCAGATAGCCGCGCTGGAAGACCTCGACCCGCACGCGGAGACGCGGACATGATGGCCCGGCACGCGTTGACGTTCCTACGCGTAGAACTCGACGCGGTAGAGCTCGCGACGCGCAAGACTGTCGGCCGGCCTGGTCAAGATCCCCGGCTCACGCGCCGGAAACGTGCACTGATGGGCGCCGAGGTGATTGTCAGGACGTGGCGGCCATGACGCGCCCGCTGATCATCCCGCGATTCTGGCAGGGCGTCCTGGTCGCGGTGGCCTGGACGGCCCTCCTCCTCATCATCGCGCTCGGGATCAACGGGGCGCGGCCCGACCTCGGTGACTGGCAGGACCGACCCGTGGAGACGTGTCAGGGCCAGTGTCCGCCACCGATCGAGACGGGCCCGTGACCGGCGCCGGCGAAGGACCGTGCTGGAGGTGTGACCCTGGCGCGCACTTCGACGCGCCGGAGACGTGCCGATGGTGCGATGAGGACCGGAGCGGGGACCCTGGCGGTGACCCGGGCAGCCCACCCGCCCCCGCGCCCGCGCCCGCGCCCGCGACCCAAAGTCGTCTGACTGAATACGGTCTGACTGAATCCGTACTGCGCGGAGGTGGCGACTGATGGCACGCCCAGGACCGAAGAAAGTCGGTGAGCAACTAGCCTCCCTGGCCGACGAGCTCCCCGCCGAGGTCGTCCACGCGGCTAGATACGTAGCGCAACTGTCCGGCGGCAGGGTCGCGTTTTCGGCGACCCAGGTCGCCACCTTCGCCCGGGTGGGTATCCCGGTCGCCACACGCGCCATCGAGGTGGCCGCGGAGTTGAGATGGTGCCGGCGGACGAACGACGAGGCGAGTGGCGGGGGCTGGCTGTGGATCGGGGAACTGGGGAAGGGGAGGACATGACGGAACACGGTCTGACTGAATATGAACTACGCGTCGGCAGCCTGTTCACCGGCATCGGAGGTTTCGACCTCGGATTCGAGCGTGCCGGGATGCAAGTCGCCTGGCAGGCCGAAGTGGACGACAAGGCATCGGCGGTGCTGGCAGGCCACTGGCCGCGGGTCCCGAACCTCGGCGACGTCACCACGATCACCCCCACGTCGCCACCTCCCCCCGTCGACATTCTCTGTGGCGGGTTCCCCTGCCAGGACATCTCGTTGGCGAACTCGAAACACAAGGACAGGAAAGGATTGTCAGGTGACAGGTCAGGACTCTGGTACGAATACGCGAGGATCATCGACGAACTCGGACCCCGGTGGGTCGTCATCGAGAACGTCCCCGGGCTCTTGTCCTCCAACCGGGGCGCAGACATGGCAACCGTCGTCGGGACGCTGGCCGACCTCGGGTATGGCGTGGGATGGCGGGTACTGGACAGTCGATACTTCGGAGTCCCCCAGCGACGCCGTCGAGTGTTCATTGTCGGATGTCTTGGAGACCGGGGAGGTGGCTGGGAAGTACTTTCTGAGTCCGAAGGCCGCGGCGGGAGTGCTGGACCGGGCGACACGGCCGATAGCCACTATCGTCCCTGGGCTGCTATCGGGTTTGATTCCCGTCGCCGCAAAGTTACCGCCAGATACGAACTAGCCGACACGTTGACCGGTGAGAACCGTGCCGCCGTAGTGATGGCCGGCGGGCAAGGGGCGCGATGCCTCACCCCCCTCGAATGCGAACGCCTCCAGGGCTTCCCCGACCACTGGACCGACAACGGCCAGGCCGACACCCACCGGTACCGCCAGTTGGGCAACGCGGTCACCGTCAACGTCGCCGAATGGATCGGCCGACGGATCGTGGCAGTCGAAAGGAATCACCGACGATGAGTTCCATGACGCCCGCCCAGATCACACACCTGCAGTCCGTCCACGACCGCATCACCGAACATCACCGGCTGATGAGCGAAGCGAACGACGAGTTCTGCCGGCTCGCGATCGAATACCTCAACGACGACCCGTACCTGTCCGTGTCCGACATCGCCAGGCTGGTCGGCAAGTCCCAGCCGACCATCTCGTTGAAGCTGACCCGGTTCGCGAAACGGTCGAGGGTGAAGCTGAAGGCCAGCCCGACGCGTGAGGAACGCAGAGAGTACGCGAAGGGGGTCTAGCAGGGTGGCAGGGTGGCGGGGGGGTCGGCAGGTGTGACAAACTGGGTAGTCCAATGACGCACCGGACACGACCGATGAGACGATGAGGTGACAAGGATGGATACCGACTGATGGCCCTACGACCCGTGCCAGACATCCCCCGCCAGCCCCGCACCGGCCTCAACACCGACGACGGCGGCTACTCGCCCGACAAGTTCTACACGGCCACCTCCGACAAGGACGGCAACGCGATCCGGGTGAACGTGAGGATCCCGTTGCCGGTGTACGCGGCGGTGCAGAGACTCGTCCAGCAGGGCAAGATCCCCGACTACGACTCCCAGCAGGCGTTCTTCCGCGACGCGTGCTTCCACCGGCTGAAGTACCTCGACGACAACGGGATGGCCGACGGGATCGGCCAGACCCTCGGGATAATGATGCGGCTCAGTCAGATGCGGGCGAGGAACGATGAACTGGAAGCGCAGCGGGAGTATCTGAATGAGGCCGAGAAGGCGTGCGTGAATGCCTCGGAGATCGGCGACATGGCACACCTGCTGGAGACCTTGCAGAACGTCAAGGATCAGGTGGCGGCGATGCCGGGGGCGTTGCAACAGCGGGCCAGGGCGATGGTGGAACGGTGGGAGAGAGTGGCTGGGCCGACCGAGGATCATTGACGACTCGGATGACTTGACGAACGACAAAGATAGTGAGACACTAGATAAATACTGATGTTGTTGGCTGATCGACAAGGATGGAATGAAGATGAGAATTAGTAAGAAGTGCGTACATTCATGGGAAGAAGTCCGGCGCCACCACACCCCACCACTGAATCCCTCCCGGATGAGTGTCGACAGCATCGAAATCAAAATGCTGAGTCGGATCTTGTTCGGAGTGACATCTGTTGAAATGCAATGCATCAAATGTCACGATGTGAAGTTTGTCGAAGCCTTCGGGGACGCGCGATAATCCCCCAAGGGCAGGGACCTGCTTGACGAACGACAAAGACAGTGGGATGCTGACATCCGACTGCTGACCGACTGAGGATGGACAAGGATGGACCGATGAAGCCTCGAACCTCCCGGACAACCGGGATCCCGCAACGACTGTTCTGCCCGAAGTGCGGGTCGGACGCCACCGGAGTCGTCTACGACCCTGATGCCGACATCCTCCGATGCACCTGCCCGACATGCGGATGGAAGTGGCGGGCGTTGACGCAACAAGACGTCGAGAGCCGCGACCGGACACTTGAGATTCTTCGGATGCACTACCCGCGAATCCCCCTGTGGAGGCCTGGGAACGAGGAAGAACACAAGGCTCAACTGGTGAAATACAGAGCCGACTGCGTCAAGGCGAAAGATGAGATGGAGAAGGTCTCAGGGTTCTACGCCGACAAACTCAACAAAAACCAATGAGGATGGACTGGATGGACGACCGATGACCTACTGGAAAGCCGTAACCTTCAACCTTCGCTCGTTCCACGACCAGGCGACCCTGTGGACGCCAGGAACCGTGAACGAGATCACGGGCGGGCCGAGGCTACGCCCCGCCGAGACGTGCAGTGATGCTGTGTTGCACGCGTCACCGACGCCGCTCGACGCCCTCGGCTGGCATCACGGGCCACTGCGATACGCGACATTGGTTGAGGTGTCAGGCAGACGTGTCACCGACATCAACGGCCATCCTCGCAAAGCCGGGTTCCGGAAACTGACATCCGTGCGGGTGGTGGCCCGCTATGGGATGGACGAGTTGCTGGGATTCAAGTACACGGAGGCATGCGACCCGTTCAACCCGAGGACTATTGTCCCCGTCATTGACGCTGAGGCAATTGACCTGTGCCGACAATGGGACAGTATCTGGGCCAGTGTCAGGGACGGTGTCTGGGACAGTATCTGGGCCAGTGTCAGGGACGGTGTCTGGGACGGTGTCTGGGACAGTATCTGGGACAGTATCTGGGACAGTGTCGGGGACGGTGTCGGGGGCAGAGTCAGAGACAGTGTCAGGGCCAGTGTCTGGGACAGTGTCGGGGGCAGTGTCAGGGCCAGTGTCTGGGCTTACATCGGGTCGCTGTTCCCCGGCATCACCTCGTGGTCCTACATCGACCATGATCCTGGGGCCTACCCGTTTCAGTCCGCCGTAGATCTCTGGTGTCGGGGTCTGGTGCCGTCGTTTGACGGCCGCCAATGGAGGCTACATGGCGGACCGGATATGGCGGTGCTGTGGAATGAGGGTGACGAGGTGCCCCAATGACCGACAATCTCACCCCACCCCCCGGCTTGACCTCCGCGGCCGCGGCCCTCCTCGAACGCGGCCGCAGACTCCGCTCCCCCGTCGCCATCCCCGCGTCCCCGGCCGACGAACGCTGGCACCCCGAGTTTCCGTCCTGGGTGACCTCGTTCCGGCCCCACCAGATCGACGCCGTCAACCAGATCGTCGAGGCGTTCAAGTCTACGAAGATCGTCATCCTCCAGGCCCCGACCGGGACCGGCAAGACCCTCATCGGCGAGATGGTGCGGCGTTGGCTCCCCAACGTCGCCGGCACCAGCGTCTCAGGGATCTACGCGTGCACGACGAAACACCTTCAGGACCAGTTCCTGCGCGACTTCCCCGACGCCGCGGTGCTCAAGGGCCGAGCCAACTATCCGACCCAGTCGAAGATGCGCGACGTCACAGCTGCCGACTGCACGAAGACGGGCCGCGAGGATAACTGCCGCTGGTGTGCCGAGTCCGCCTCTTGCCCGTACCGGGTCGCCAGGAGGGTGGCACTGGGTTCCCCGATTGCCGTCCTCAACACCACCTACGCCCTGACCGCGTGGAACGGGCCGGAGACGTTCACGAACCGGGGCCTGGTCACTCTCGACGAGGCCGACATGCTTGAAGGGGAGCTACTGTCACACGTCTCTGTCACGATCAGCCCGAGATGGATGAAAGAACTGGGGCTGGAGTTGCCGAAGAGGACAGTGGAAGGCGCATGGGAACCGTGGCTGAGAGACGACGTCATCCCCGCCCTGGAACGCGCGCTCTGGGACCTGCCCGAGGTGGATGAGGGCACCACGAGGGAACTGCGGGCCCGCCAGAGCCTCCAGCGTCTCAAGGCCAGCATCGTCAGGGTCGCCAACGAGCTCGCCGAGGACCCGACACAGTGGGTGCTCACCGACTATGACCGTGGCGCGGCGACGTTCAAGCCGATCATGGTCGGAAGGTTCGCCAACGATCTCCTCTGGCGCCACGGACAGAGGTTTCTACTCATGTCAGGCTCAGTCCTGTCGGCCGACGAAATGGCCGAGAGCCTCGGGATCCCACGCGGCGGGTTCGCCCTCGTTGACGTACCGATGACGTTCCCCGTCGAGAACCGCCGCATCCGGTACGTCCCGGTCGCCAGCTTGACCGCGAAGACGAAAGACGAGGCCGTCCCGAAGATCCTCAAGGCGACGAAGAAGATCATCCTCGACCACCCCGGTGAGCGGGTCCTGATCCACACCGTCAGCTACCACCTCGCGAAGGACATGGTGAAGGGGCTGGGGAAACTCGGCCGGCCCGTGTACAGCTACCTGGCCGCCAAGGACAAGGACATGGCCCTGGAGGGGTATCTGGCGACCGAAGGGTCGGTGCTGGTCGCCGCGTCGATGGACCGGGGTGTGGACCTGCCAGATGACGACTGCCGGGTGCAGATCATCGCCAAGATCCCGTATCCGTACCTCGGGGACAAGCAGGTGAACGCCCGGATGCGTCGGACCAGGAATGGGCAGAGTTGGTACAGCTTGCAGGCCCTGCGCGCGATGGTCCAGATGACCGGGCGCGGGGTGCGGGCTGACGATGACTGGTGCGAGACGTACGTGGTGGACACCCAGTTCCAAGAGTTGCTGTCCAGGTACCGGGCCGTGATGCCGCGGTGGTGGATGGACGCGGTGGACTGGGAGGTCGACGTGAGGCCATACCTGTGAGGCGACGATGACCCTACCGGACCCGACACCTGACCGACCCTACATCCCTCCGTTGACAACCGAGATGGCCTGCCGGTACCTGGAAGCGATTGGTGTCAACTTGCCGGATGACGCGATCGAGACAGGACTGGTTTCCGTCTCGGTGGAGTTGCTGGCCCAGATGCACCTGGAGGCCAGCTTCCTCCGGTCGACGATCCAATCTCAACTCCCCACTTGACAACAACAAACCCAGGGTCAACAATGACCCTCCCAACCCAACAACCAACAACAACAAGGACACAACAAAGATGAGTGACCGATCAGCACTGCAGACTGAGTCGGGTTCCTTCGAGGGGCTCGACATGGACGCCACCGTCATCGACGCGTGGTTCGCCCCCCGCGAAGGCGCCAACGACCGCGTCTTCCTCCACACCCTCCTCAAGGTGAACAGCGTCGAGGAGGCCACCCCGATGCCGCCGTTCGTCGAGGAGGAGATCGAAGCCTCCGGAGGCATCGACCACACCCTGTCCGTTGGCAACGGCTGGTTCACCGAGGACCGGGTCACCATCTCCCACCCCGACGGCGGCAACAAGAAGATCCACGCGATGACGAACCTTGGGATGATCGTCGACACCCTCACCGGCCGCCTCGAAGGCTACGGCAAGACCTCCACCCAGGTCGACACTGACGAGGCGCCCGTCACCGACATGACCGGCGCCATCGACGCGATCGACGAGGCCGGCAACCCTCTCGACGCCCGCGACGCCCGCTTCCTCGTCGGCTGCCGGTTCAACTGGCGCCGCGTCCGCTTCCAGGGCGGCACCGACAAGGAAGGCAAGGAGATCGTCTACGTCAAGTCCCTGCCGGTGAAGTTCCTCGGCTTCGAGGCCCAGGGCGCGGCGGCAGCGACCCCCGCGGCAGCGGCAGGCCAGGCGGCCACGGTCGCCGCGATCACCGGTGACGGCCCCGCAGCAGGCGGCGACGCTCTCGACGCCCTCTTCAACGGCGCCGACACCGCCGTCGTTGCAGCCGTCCGCGAAGCCCTCGTCTCCTCCGACGACTTCGTCACGTTCCTCAACGCCGTCACCCCGAAGGTCGCGTCGGCCGGCACCGACGTCCTGGGCAAGGTCACCGACCAGAACGGTGGGGCGTGGGCACTGCGCGACGTCGTCACCGCCAGCTGAACGGCCCCGACATGGGAACCAGCCACAGGATCGACCGGGGGAAACGAATCCCCCGCAAGAAGAGCTACCCGCGGGCGTCGACAATGGATCGTCGACTCTCGTGGGTGGCCGAACTCCCCGAACTGTCGAACGTCAGTGCCCGCAACCGCAAGGACCCGGCGAAGCTGAAAGGGCCACGCCGGCCGGTCCGGTCATGGGACAAGACGCTCGACAGGCTGAGGGAGAAGCCGGGCAGTCCGGCGATCATCGCCAGAGGGACCGAGAGTCAGGTGTCGAACCTGTACTCGTCGCTGAGGCGCCGACCCGATGCCGCCGAGTTCGACTACCGGACCGGTGGCAGACAGGACGGCATGGCGAAGCTGTACGCGATGTACCTGGGGGAGGGGAGATGAGCGACATGGTGGACCAGTACGTCAACTGGGTATCAGGCACAATCGCTGTCATTCTCATCATCACCGCCGGCCTCGGGGGATACGCCCTCGGATACCACGCGGGCGACGACCCCGACACCGCCTGGTCCATCGACGACGTCATCTGGGTCTGCACCCACGATGTCGTCGACTCCTGCGAGGTGGTCATCTCCCCATGAGCGACCGCCCCCCCTGCACCGTCGACCCCGACACCGGACTGGTAACCGTCCGCGCGTCAGCCTGGTCGAAGCCTCTCTGTCAACTCGCCAACTCGGCTCTCGGCAACCGGGCCAAGCCACCACCCGACCGCCTCCAGGCCGCGTTCGACGCCGGCCACGCCCTCGAACCGCAGATCGAGGCGCGCATGGAGGCGATGGGCTGGAAGCTGTCCCGCAGCCAGGAGCAGGTCACCTTGGAGCTCATCCCGGGACGGTTCCACCTCGTCGGCCACATCGACGACGTGGCGACCGACACCGGGAGCCTGGGGTCGCGACCTGTCGTCGTGGATGCGAAATCCGCGTCCCCCGACATGATGGCCGTGTGGCGACGCGAGAAAGGCTGGGTGCATGGGGGGGCGTACGCGTGGCAGATGAGTGTCTACATGATGGCGCTCGGGATGCCGGGCGTCTGGGTTGTGTGTGAGAAGGACCCCGACAACCCCCACGTCTTGGACTGGGACCGTGAGATCGTCATCGAATGGTGCCTCGAACCACTGATCGGGCTAGGTGAGATGTACGAGAAGGCCGGGGAACTGCTGGCCCTCATCGACTCGGGGACAGTCCCCGAGTGCCCGACCCCGCCGGCCTACCCGTGCCCTTGGTACTACACCCACGAGGTGGGGGAGGTCGAGTTGGGCGACATCGACGACGACATCGAGAAGTGGTCCCAGATCTACGCGAAAGCCAGAGACCTGGAGCGCGATGCCAAGAAGGACAAGGACACGGCGCGCGACAAGCTACTGGAAGTGCTGGGTGACCGTGACGAGGCACGCGGGATGCGCTGGAAGGTGGCGTTGAAGAAGACCAGCCGCAAAGGGAAGCTGGACGAGGCTGCGATAGCTGAAGAACTGGGCGTCGAGGACCTGGAAGGGTTCCGGGGCCCGGCGAGTGAAACCACGTCGATTGACGTGCGGGAAATCTAGAAGACCTACCAGACCGACAAGACCTACAAGACCGACAAGACCTACAAGACCGACAAGGATGGAGAAGAAGATGCCGAAGTACCGCAAGAAGCCCGTAGTGATCGAAGCGGTTCAGCTTCGATGGGGGAATTGGAACGACGTCTGTGAACTGGCCGACGTCGGCGAACTCAAAGGTGGCAAGCCTCAGGGCTGCTACATCGGCGACGACGGGGAGGCTCTCCCTGAGGGTTGGACGTCAGACACCCTGGGCCTGCACATTCCGACACTCGAAGGGCTCATGCTTGCCCGCCAGGGCGACTGGATCATCCGAGGCGTCCAGGGCGAGATCTACCCGTGCAAGCCCGACATCTTCGAGGCGACCTACGAGCCAGCGGAGGATGACCAATGAACGGTACCAACCTGCACCGCGAAGGGACCGTCCGGTTCCTCACGACCGAGGCAGCCGTGTACGTCGCCATCATCGAGAACCCGACGGCTCGACTCCGCGACATCGCAGCCCAGGTCGGCTGCACCGAACGCACCGTGATGAACGCCGTCACCCGACTCGACGCCAACGGGTTCCTGACGCGCAGTAGGGACGGCCGCAGGAACGTCTACCGGTGCGACACGGACAAGAAGTACCTGGACGCGTTGACGGTCGTCGCCGACCTCGACGCTGTGGCGACGGTGTTCTAGTGACCTTCTCAGCCCCTACCACCGGCAACCCACCCCGCACGATCCCCGAACGGATCCTCATCTACGGGCCCCCGAAGGTCGGCAAGTCCCGCGCGGTCCTGTCCGTCGCCCGCCGTCACGCCGACGCCAACTCCGACGCCCGCTTCCATGTCATCAACACCGAAGCCGGGTACCTCAAAATGATGGCCGGCGAGTTCGGCGGGCTCGACAACGTCACCGTGTACGACGTCGCCGACTGGCCCGAGTTGAAAGCCGCGGCGAAGACGATCAACGACGCCAAGTTGCGCCCGCATGACTGGATCGTGCTGGACCTGGCCTCGGCGCTGTGGACGATGGTGCAGGACTACTACGTCGATCAGGTGTTCCCCGACGCCCGGATAGGCGACCTCGGCGACCTGTTCGCCCTGTCCCGCACCGACTCGTCGGTGGAGCTCGACGGCTGGAAGGACTGGTCGGTCATCAACAAGCTCTACAACTCGGTGATGCACCGGCTCATCATCCGCCCGCCGGGACACGTCATCGTCGTCACCGGATCCAAGCCGCTGCTGGAGACCTCGAAGTCCGGCAAGGTCGGCGAGTCAGCTGAAGTCAAGAACACCTACGGCCGCGTCGGATCGAAGCCCGCCGGCCAGAAGGACCTCGACTACCAGCTGGACTCGATCATCTACATGGAAAGGACCCTGTCAGGGAAGTACCTGATGACGACGACCGGGGACAGGGACCGGGAGAGGATGGAAGCTGTGGAGGTAGGAGACTTTGGGATCACGTACCTGATGGGGTACGCGGGCTGGCAGATGGGGGCAGGCTGATGGATCCGATGGCAACAGTCACGATCGACATCACCCGCCACACCTCCGCTGACGTCCCCGAGTTGGACACGATCCTGGAGACCGTGGACAGCTGGGCCGACAGGTACGAAGACAACGTCAGGTTCAAGGTGCGGGTCAGTAGGGACCGAAGCCAATGAGGTCCACCGCCCCGACCACCTGGACGTTCTACATCCCCCGCGACCCCGCCCCGATCCGCGCCGTCCGCTACACCGGCGCCAACGCCCGCCAGATCATGGACCTCGTCGGGGTGAAAGCCAAGTGGCACGACGGGGAGATGTACCTCGGCGGCCACTGGGAGACCTGGGAGGACCCGAAGACCGGCCGGCGTGCGAGGGGACTCGTGATGGGCGACCGGGTCGAGGTCGGTGACTACATCGTCGCCGAAGAATGCCCCGGGATGACACCTGCTGTTGTGTACCGGCGGGTCGCGGGGGCAGTGTTCGAGGCCGGCTGGGTGAGAGAAGACAAAGGGAAGATGACAAAGGTGGGAGGGGAAGATGGGTGACGAGACGTTCGGCGGGTACACCGAGATGGCGCTGTTCATGTGCGTCGAGGATGTGGCGAAGCACGACCTCAAGCCGTCCGTGGATCTAGTGATGGCTCTACACGAGTGGGGGACCAGATGCTACGAGGCGAAACGGTGTCCTGAGGCCGAAGACTTCAAGCGGTTGGTGGCTCGTGCCGAATCAACAGAGCGGCTACTGGCATCGCTCAACACGTCGAATCAGGCGCTGGAGGCTCGGGCCGAACGGGCCGAAGCTGAGCTTGCGCAAATCGCCCGCGTGACGGAGGGCGGGCTGCTCCGGCTCGATCAGGTGCGGCTGTTGCAGCGCGACTCGGATCGTCTGGCCGCCGAGAACGCCGGCCTGCGGGCACGACTCGCTGAGGTTGAACGGGTGCGAGACGCTGCGCTCGATGCGTCGATGATTGTTGCCGAGTTTGGTCTTGGGTGCATCGTCTCCGCTGACGGCAAGGTCCACTCGCTGCCTGACGGGCTGGTGGTCCTCATCGACGGTGTGCCGCATCTTCCAGCGATCGAGGAATGTGACGAGTGTGGCGGGCGGGGAGTGGTGTCGGATCGGATGCCGATGCCATCACCTGAGCCGTGCGGAAAGTGCATCCCTGACTCGGCAGGTTTCCCGTCGGGTCGCATGTGGGTGGCTGTCCCGTACGAAGGAGGCAACTGATGGCAGGGTTCATCGAAGTCGACCCCGAGTCTCGCTGTGTGGTCTTCCACAAGATCGACCAAGTCGGCAACAACTTGACGAAACGACTGGCGTGGTGTGCTCGGCATCAACAACCCGTGTGGCTCTACGGCGACGGGTCGTTCGGGTGCTGGTGGGAAGACATCACAGGCAACAAGCAGCACCTCGCTGGCTCCGGGCCGGAAGATCACGACGTAGTGGCGGGACCGTGGGAGATACCCGACACCGAAGGGGACGACTGATGAACATCGAACGGTACGACGCTGACGACCTGCGGGCTATAGCCGACTGGCTCGACCTGACCGAAGGTAGAGCGATCGTGAACGGCACCGTCAAGATTGAACGATCGTCGGGAAGGCTGATCTTCGATGTACGGGAACAGGATGGAGAGGGGCATCGGCCTGGCGTGGGCGTCGCCTGGGGCGACGATAATGATGAGACGGGGTGGTGATGGACCGCACACCGAAGTTCGGCGACCGCATCATGGTGATGGACGCAGATATCGACGGGAACCCCGAGTGGAAGCTCGCTACCGTTCTCCCCGCCCCCGAAGGCCCCTCCGATGATGTCGTGAGAGTGGACGACTTCGGTGGTCTGTCTTACCTGCTTCATCTTGGCGGGGACTGCTGGCGGTGGCCTGAGCCTGGCGAATGGGGCGACGATGAGTGACCCGTTGACCCGTGACGATTTCGACACGTTGATAGTGGACCGAGTGTTGTGCGACGAGTCGGGGCGTGTATGGCTAATCGAGGCACCCCCGTTTGGTGGTCCGAGGTTCGTGACCGAAGTGACGGACACCCCACATCGAGGAGGGCGACGATGAGTGACCCAGCGCTGCGCTTCGAGATCGCCATCTGGTGGTGGTGGCCGCTCGCATGGATCGCCGTCGGCCTGAGTCTCTACATCCCGCTGTCGTATCTCGCACACACGAAGGTCTATCGCCCCGGACCGTTCTGGTCGGCGCTGTGGAGATCCGTGAAGCGTAAGCCGTGGAATCCGATTGTCGTCGCTGTGCTGTGGCCGTGGGCTGTTTGGGAGGAGATCCGATGAGTGACCACGACCCCGGCAGCTGCAGCGACAGGTTCTGCGCCCTCTGCGACTACAGGAGTGACCTGCCGACCGTCTACCGCTCGCTGGGTGTCGGAGAAGGTCACTTCCTCCCCGACTACATCCCTGTGGTGCCTGTGTTGGTCGTCTGCGACGAATGCAACGGCGCGACGGTAGTGGCCGACGATCGGAAGATCCCGCGGGCGCTTAGCTACACGATGCCCTGCCCCACTTGCATGCCGCTCGACAACGGGCAGCCGTCAGGCGTCCGACTCGTCTACAGAGACCAGGACTAGGGGCCTCTCCCATGACCATCATCGACTTCCTCCTCAACCTCCTCCTCGCGATCCTCGCCATCTTCGGCATCCACGCCGACGGCGAGCTCGACCCGGCCGACCTGTCCGTGACGATCACGACCGACACGGGGCACGCCATGACCGGCTGCTACCAACTCGGCGGCCCGTGCGACCCGGACCCATGGCCCGACTACGCCCCAGGAGAACATTCGTGACCCTCGCCGACGTCTTCTTCGCCGGGTTCATCCTCGCCTGTAACGGCTGGGTCCTCCGCTACCTGGCCGAAATGCAGAAGTCGCGGCTGCAGGACCAGTGGATACGCGACATGGACCGACTGCGGAGACAGGCGCGCTGGCCGTGATGGCCCGACCCCGCGAACACGGCCATCGGATCACCACGGCCGTCCGATTCCCACCCGACCTGCACGAACGACTCAAGAATGCTGCCGCCGAGCGGGACGTGGCAATGAATGTCATTGTCAACAAGGCGGTCGCCGACTACCTCGACCGACTGATACCGATCGACGAGATGGTGTGGACCCGCACGTGACCATCCTCGTCTCCCCCGCCGAACACCACCCAGCGATCCGCGACCTCGGCGACACGTCCCCGGCCCCCGAGTCTTTCGGCGTCGACCTGTTCTGGCTGTCACGTCACGGTTCGGTCGGCGTGCAGCGCAAAGCGTTCCCGTCGGACTTCATAGCCTCCGTCCAGGACGGTCGGCTCGCGAAGGAAGCCGCCCAGATGAAGGCCCTCAACGTCGCCGTCCTCGTCCTCGAAGGGCACGGCCAGTGGACAACCGACGGGGTGCTGGTAACCCAGTACGGCGGCCGGTGGACAATCGACCATCAGCGGGCGTTCCTCTGGTCGATGCGCGCGGAGGGGGTCTGGGTGGACTGGACGGACTCGATCGCCGACACCGTCACCTACATCCGGGCGCTGCACCGCTGGTCCCAGTCGGATCACCGCTCGATGCGGTCACGGCCCGGGCCGGCGGGGAAGGTCTGGGGCGGCCGGCCGGGGAACGCGGACTGGGAGCGGCACCTACTGGAAGGGTTCCAGGGGATCGGCCCGGAGAAGGCCGACGCGATCATCGACCATTTCGGCAAGGCGCCGTTGCGGTGGGAAGTGACAGAGGAGGAACTGTGTCAGGTGCCAGGGATCGGGAAAGGGACGGCGAGGAAGCTGCTAAGGATGCTGGCCGGAGAGTGAACCCCCAGTCCTTCTACCCGTAGAACCGCTTCCTCAGCGCCCTCACCCGAGCGTTCCTCGCGCTCCCGCCCATCACTTCCCTGTTCGTCACGTCCGGGGTACGGGCCTTGACCTTCTCGGCTGTGGCTTCCAGCCTGGCACGTAACGCTGAGGCGTCGGCCCTGTACCGGTCCGGGTCGATGCGGGTGTGGGCCTTGGTGCGGGGCTGGATCCCCGTGTTGCGGCCCGGGTCGTCGATCATGTTGATCGGCTTGTTGAGAGGCGTCTCCCTGCCCCCACCTGGGCTTCTGCCCCCGCCCCCGCCCCTACCCCTGCCTCTGCCCGCTCGCCTGTTGCGTCCGCCCGGGTATCCGTACGCCATGTCAGAGCCCTTCCTCGTCGTCTACACCTTCATCGTCCTCATCATCGTAGTCAGCGAGGACATCCCCGTCTCCGTCCCCTGCATCGGCTGCCACGATCTCGTCGACCAGCACGTTCCCGTTCTCGTCACGATCCTCGGGCCACTCCAGATCCTCTTCTTCCACCTTCACCATCGAGTCCTCGAACCCGGTGAACACCCCACCGTCATCAACCACCTCATCCTCTTCGACCTCCTCGGGGTCCCCCAACAGCCGGTCTCCGGGCAAGCCCCCGACCAAGTACCCGGTGTTGGGGTCCACCTGGCAGCCGGCCTTCGCCCACGCCGCCAGTTCAGGCGTCCCGAACACGAAGATCCTCCCGTCGTGGCGCAGCTTGCGGTGCTCCTTGAACAGGTCCGCTATCGTCCGCCGGCATTCGTAGTTGTCGGCCGGGATCGACACGGTGTGGCAGGGCCCGGGCGGGCGGGCAGAGAACTCGGGTTCGTCACACACCCAGCCCCACGTCGTCGAGTACGTCATGTCGACGTCGCCGAGGACGTCGAGCACCCACGTCGCCCCGTACTGCAGCGGGATGCCACGCGAAGGGTTGTAGCCCTCCTGGACGATGATCATCCCCTTCGCGTGGTTCAACGGGCGGACGTTCGCCAGGTCGGGGCGACGCCGGTCGGTTCTTGCCATCGTGGTCTCCTGGAGGTTACGGGTAGACGAGGACGAAGGTGATGACGAGCCCCTGCGGTGGGGTTGAGTCAACCTGGTCGATGTCTACGAGGTAGTAGTCGCCTGCTTGCAACGCCCGTTCCCCCGAGTCGATGACGACAGCCGTTGCCGCTGAGTCGGACGCCGACTCGGTCGAGTCGATGGTCAGGGCTGTCGACAGGACATCGTTGCTCGTCCGGCTGTTGCGGATGTTGATGATCGTCGCCGACCCACCGGACCCGGCAGTGTCATGTCGCGCGTGGATTGCGTGCAACACCCACCCGCCGTAGTAGCTGGCGTTGAACCAGACCTGCTCCTGGTTGTCCCCGGTCGCGCAGTTCGTCCCCTTCGCGACGACCCTCACCCGTTCCTGGCGGAAGTTCGCTGTCGCTCCGAGTTTCGCGATCTCGATCGTCCCGTCGGTGATCTTCCCGTTCGTGACAGCGTTCGAGGCGAGCTCAGAGTTGCCGACCTCACCGGCACCGATCATCGCCGCGGTATGTGAGATCGCAGCGTGACGGGTCGTGTTGAGGTACTGGGAATGGTCGTCGCGCGTGTCGTCGTTCACGTGCGCGTTCGCCTCGTCGATCGTCTCCGCGTCGAGACAGTGTTCGACCGTGGCACCCGAGGAGTGGCTGACATCGGACGTGTCGTCGTAGCCGCGCCCGGATGCGTTGACCGTGAACGTGTTCGAGGATCGGGAATCAATCAGCAGCTTCTCCTCGGAAGCCATCCCTCGGTCGATGACGACGACGAACGGGTTCGACCCACCCGATGGGAACGTGGATCCGTCAGCTACAGAGAACGACGTCGAACCCGACGACAACGCCCCGGACAGCGTCGTCGCCGTCGTCCCCCCGTTGTATTCCTTGCGGGCCATGTCACACTTCCTTCGTGAGGAGTCTCGCCACGACAATACCTTGCCACCACGATGAGCTCTGCCCCCCCTGGGCGACCAGTCCCTTACCGTTCGTCACTATCAGCTTGTCGACGCGGACCAACTCGGATCGCGCGCCTTCCTGATAGAGGACGAAATCACCGGACGAGACGAGTTCTTTCAGGTAGTTGTATTCGGCCAACACGTCCATTGTCTGCTGGTTGTCGGCTCGATCCCGAACGGTGTCGGCGAAGATGATCGGCAAGATGATCTCATCGACACGGGCCGGCGCCGGGATGGCGTTGAGGATCCAGAACTTGATCGTCGGGCCGGTTGTCGCATCCGAGGCTGATCTCGCCAATGTCAGCTTCACCTGGGTCTCGCGGCCCGTGTACGACGCGTCGAACAGGTCCGAGGTGAGAGAGGTCTGCGAGGCCGCGTACCCGACCGATGTCTCGGTCCCGTTCTCCTTGAGGATGGAGGCCGTGATCGTCCCTGCCAGGGGTGAATGGCCGACCGTCAACCCGGAGAAGATCTTCTTCTCTTGTGTGCCGTAACGGATCCGACCAGTCGTCAGGAACCCGGTCGCGACCTTCGTCGCGTACTCGGCGTAGACGCCTTTGCCGGACACGGCGAAGTACCGGTAGTCGCCGAACGTCGCGACCCCTGTCACCTGCCCCTGCTCGGCGGCCATCAGATCGGACGCGAAGGCTGGCACGACAGCATCCCTGCGCGTCGACCGCGACAGGTCCGCGCGCCCCAGTCCCGTGTAGGTGGCATTGAAGTTGTCCCACCCGAACCAGGCGAACTGCCCGCGCGTCTCGAAGCAACGGACCGCAGACGGTAGGTCCGCAGAGGAACACGAACACGATTCCAGGGACGGGCCGACGTTGAGTGCTCCGGCGTTGAACGACTGGTTCGTGCCAATCTGCGCCGTCCGCAACCCCGCCGAGGTTCCCAACAGCATGATCTCCCCGTAGCTTTCCATCGCGTACAGCGTTTCGCCGTCAGGGAGCTCACCTGCGTAGACGGGGGCCCCGAGCGCGGTCGTAACGTCGTCGGGGGTGACAGAATAGAACCTGACCTTGTTGCCGGTCTCCGCTGCGAGGAAGATCGCGACCGGTGAATCAGTGATGGCGGTGAAGGCGAGGCCGGTGTCGTAGTGGGTGTAGAAAGCTGTCGCGTCACCCGAGGAGTTCAACTCGTAGAGGACGTTGTCGTGGGCGACGACCAGTCTTGCCGCTCCGGCCCCACCACCACCCGCATAGTGGATCAGGTCAGCGTCCTGGGTGGAGAACACCGACATCGTCCCCGCTGAGCCGACAGCCCGGGATTCAACATTCGAGGCTGTCGCGACGAAGATCGTCGATCCGTCGGTCGTGATATCGACGATGTCTTCGTTCGTGGACGTCGTCATCGTCGACCATGTCGGGCTGGCGCCGGTCGGGTCCGCGGTGAACCTGACCGTGTCACCGACGGTGACATGCAGGTAGCCGCCGACAGTCAGCATCTTCAGGTTCGTCTCGGCTGTGTCGAAGATCTCGCGGGTGTCGTTGAGGAGTTTCAGCGTGTAGCCCCATGGGTCGACGCCACGGCTCGTGTTGAAACGTTTCCGGTTCGAGCCTTCGTCGTCGATGTTCGACAGCCGGAAGCTGGTCTCCTCGTCGAACTCGAACTGGCCGGCCCCGAAGTACCAGGCGGACTGTGCCCGCGGCCAGAACGACTCCGGGTTGAAGGTGCCTTCATCGGGTTCGTCGCCCTGGGAGAACTGGGACCGTTGCTTGTCGAGCGTCGCTCGCTGGTACTGGGCTGTGTCGATGATGTAGTTGTGGCCGTTGATCGCCACCGGATAGAGGCTGGGGACCAATGCCGAAGTCGCTGAACCGGTGTAGAACGGAGCGGAGAATAGGGCAGAGATCGCCATCAGAGAAGTCCGACCCGGCGAAGAAGCCGTCTACCCACCCAGAGCCCGGTCAACGCCCCGGCAGCCATCGAAGCCACCAGTTCAACCCACACCCGCCAGGCCCTCATCAGAACCCCGGCAGGTACTGTTCGCGCAACCTTCGCCGTTCATCGTCCAGGCGGTTGTCGCGCAACTGACGAAACGCTGCGATCTGGTTCAGCACGGTTCTCTCGGTCACGACATCATCGGGACCGGGGTCGCGGGCTGCCATGATGTCAGATCGTTCAGCCATCGCAGCCGACATCACCCGCCACAGGACCCCGAACATGACGATGTCGTGCATGGTCGTGGCGAGCCCAACATCAGCGAGGGTCGTGGCAAGCGCGTCGAGAGCGGACGTGTCGAATCCCTGGGCGTAGGTGACCTCAACGGTGATCGAAGTCTGATACTTGTTGATGACCTTCAGTCCATGAGTGGAGAACTGACCGGAGTTCTCGATCACCCACGCGTCAACCTCCGGCATCGTCGTCACACCGGAACTGGTGATGACGGCACGCGTCGACAACAGTTGCCGGAACCGCGTCGGGGACCACGCGACCACCGAGTTGTAGTCATTCCCTATCGAGACGGTCGTGGTTGTGACACTGAACACGTCATCGGGCCATGACAGGATCTCGTCTTCGAGGTGTTGAACGATCTCGAAGTCGAAGAATCTCGGCCGGACACGGATCAGGTCACCGGCCGTGTGCGCTGCGGCCGTGGACCCTCGAGCGCCCCGAAGCACGATCGCTGTCGTCGCGGACACTGACCACACGTACATGATCTCAGTACCGATCTCGATGTAGTCGCCGGGCGAGATCTCATTACGGACCGACGAGTAGTCGAAGATGATCGAGGTCGTGGAATCATCGACACTCGTATCGAGGGTGTTGAGCCGTGGCCGCTCAGCGCCGTCGAGGCGTGGCCGGATCCGGTCGACGAGGTCACCGATCGTGGTGGCTGTCACGGCCCTGTCACCACCTTCAACGCCGGGGCCGTCCTGGCGCCCTTGAAGTTCGCTTCACCGCTCGTGCGCCGGCGCTGGAACCATTCCTGTTCGAGTTCTTCGTCGCTGCGGGTGTCGTCGAGGTACCGCTGGTACGAGTAGGTGTCGAGGATCCCCGACTTCTCGTGCCCACACTTCACCCCGCAGTGCAAGAAGATCGGGACCCCGCACGTCTTGGCCCGCACACAGAACGTGATGTCTTCACCCCAGCCGTGTCCGCCGGCTGCGGTCTCAGCGAACCACGGCTGACCGGTGTCACGGTACTTGTCGCCGATGGCTGTCAGGGCGTCGCGGTGCATGAACAGCATCCCGGCGCCGACAGCGTCGACTTTCACGACCGCGTCGTCGGGCCAGACGTTCTCGCCGCCGATGCCTTGCACGACGCCGGCCTCGGGGTTCCCGAGCTCGTCCTGGTTCCAGACCCACACGTAGGGCTTCTGGGGGCCGTCGACCCTGCCGCCGAAGTACAGCCCCGACACGATCGGGCGTTCACCGTCGTTGCCGGCGGCCAGCAGCCGCAACACGTCGTCACGATGGAAGATCATGTCCGCGTCGACCATCATCAGCCACTCAGGTCTGGCCGGGTGGGCGAGGAACTTCTCGACGAGGATGTTGCGGGCCTCGGCGACGCGGGGACTGGAGATCAGGCCGTGGTAGTCGATGATCGTGGTGCGGCCGTGGTTGATGCCGGCAATGACGGCCGACTCGTGGTAGCCGGTGTGGATCGTGCGGTCCGAATAGCACGACGCCAACAGGACCTTGCCGCTGCCGCGCTTGCCCATCAGAGGGTCCCCATCAACCGAGGTAGACGACGCCGGAGCAGGTCCCCGTCGCGGAGATGTCCACGTACAGGGTCTCCTGGTAGCGGATCCCGCCGTCGAGGTCCACTGTCTCGGAGGTCCCGGCCAGCAGTGACACCTCCCCGATGATCGCACCACTCGACCCACCCGACTTGAACGTGACGGTCAGGCGTTCGGTGGCGTGGGTGTTGGACTCC